AGCAAAAGATGATGTATGGGGACATATTGGGGGTGGATGTAAATGTTATGTGCCTTGTTTGTACTATGAGGGGCGGTTTCGCATGCTTATACCTGATGGCATGTTTATAAAAGCGTGGGTTCGCCAACCAGAGGAATATCAAGAACATTATTATGAAACTGGGCTGATTGTAAAATGCCCTCAAAGAGAAGGACTGAGGAGAGTGTGATGGGTATTGAGTTGCTAAAACGGGTCAAGTTATATCCAGTTGCTGAAGATAGTGGGGAACTCTGCGGATTTTATGCGAAGGGGCTTCGTACAAGAAAAGACATACTCAATGCAGTTGACCAGGAATTTCCAGATTTCTATGAAGAGAATATATCGGGTTTAGAAGCAGCAAAAATGAGGACGTGCTTTCTTCGTGTTGTCCCATGTCACCCAAATTCAGAAATGGGTTTAGCCGGATTTAAATGTCAGTATTGGGAAACTAGCAAAAGCAAGGGGGCATTTTTTGCAACGTCTATTTATTTAGGCGATTAGGCTTTCGATAAATGTAATTAACTAGACCAATGAAAGGAAGGTGTTCAATGTTAGTAAAAAGAAAGTTTAAAACAAAGAATTGGAGATGGGCTGGTTATTTTCTGTTTGGGTTTATTCCAATTTATATCTATCAGGGGACTAGAATAAATAAGCAATATTAAAGTATGACTTGTGATATAAAAGGCAGGTGATGTGAAATGTATGGCAAACACCCCGATTATTGCGGATGTGAAAATTGTCTAGCTCCTATGAAACTATAGGGGGAGCGTCCGAGAAAGACTCGTGAATTGTATAGTATAATGAAATAGAGTTAGAGTGTTTCAATCTCCTCCCTATTTGGAAAGTGCGCTAACGGCGGTAAGCGCACTTTCCTGTTAAAGTGAAAGTTGGATTATTTGAATTGAAAATTATGGTATAATGTGTTTGCTATGGGCAGAAAATATAGGTATCAGAAACGAGATAAAGAGATTAACCGATTAAGATATGAAGAAGGGTGGTCTTACCAGGAAATTGCAGATTATTTCAACATGACTCATCAGAGGATATCTCAAATTACTGGAAAATCTAATATTTCAACAAGTAAAGTAAAAGTAAAAAAAAGACTATTAGCCAAAAAAGCTATTTTAGATAATCCAGGTTTAAATTTGCCTGAACTAGAGAAAAAGACAGGGATTGACACTTGGACTTTTTCTGTTGTGCGAAAATTGTTGGGAATAAATGGAGTTGATAGAACAGTAAGGTTTTGGATGTATGTTGACAGGAAAGGTGATGATGATTGTTGGGAATGGATTGGTAATGTACATCCTAAAATGCTCTATGGCCGTTATAGATTTGATGGGAAAATTCAATATTCTCATAGAGTTGTGTGGCAAATTATAAATGGAAAAATAACAAAAGAAAAACAGATATTGCATACTTGTGATAATCCAGTGTGTGTAAATCCGAAGCATCTTTATTTGGGAACTTGTATGGATAATATGCGAGACAGAGATGTTAGGGGACGAAATGGTAAAGCATTGCTTTCCTTATTTCAAGTTAGATTAATAAGATACATGGATAAAAAATATCAAATAAGCATAAAAGAATTCAGTGCTATGTTTGGAGTTAACTACCCGGTAATGCGTAATGTGATAAAAAATAAAACTTATAAATATGCTTGATCCTGGGAAAAATAGTGTACAATAAAATCACTATGATAAATAAACAGGGCATATTAAAAGCATTTGATTTTTGTAAGGGTAGGAAAGTAATGCTTCATGCGAATTACGAAGCATTTGGAAAAGTGGAAGGGGGACCAGAGACAGTAGTTGAAGCATTCATTGAACTGACAGACCTGATCCTTTTCCCCACGTTCAATTTTCATTCATGGACAGAGAGCCATTATTGGGACCAGGTTGAAACCCCATCGGAGAGGGGGATTATTTCAGAGACAGCTAGGCAACTGATCCCTAGAACGCTGCATCCGATATATTCCTTTGCTGTTTTTAGCGATGATATTCAACTGAGGCAAAGATATCTCAGATGTAGGAATCATGAGGCCGTGGATGTGATGGGTTCTCCGTTTGCGGAATTTTATAGGGATGATGGGCTGATTGTATCGATCGGTTATGAAAGCTTGAATGACATTTCTGCATCTGTTCAATATGCTGAACTGAAGGCAAAAGCGCCATACAGGCGTATCAAAGGATTTCATGGGATTTATAAAGAGGCGATGCAAAGGCCGAACTTGAGGACATTTTCTATGTTTGTGAGAGAGCCGGGGGTAGTGACTGCGATTGATCCAGCGGTGGATGAAATGGTTACTAATGATATTATATGGAAAGGGAGTATATTGGGATGGAGTGGAAGCATTGAAGGCTGGGGAACATTATTTAAGGTTCCGATGAAAGCATTTTGTGATCGAATAGAATGGCATGTGAGGCATAAATCAGAAGCACTTCATAAAAGGGGGGTGGAGTGATGGAAACACATCGATATGAAAGCATGGATGATGTTAGGAATAATCAAGGGTGGAGGCAAGACTATCTGCGTGAGAAGCTGGCGGAAATAACCACAGAAGAAAACCTTCAGTTGAAAATAATGAATGAAATATTTCTAGGTGTTTGTCGTCAGTGTTGGGGGAAAGTACCCTGTAGTTGCTGTTGGGAGATATGATGGCTGAGAAGAAGAAAAAGCATAAAAAGCTGAATGCTAGGCAGAAGAAATTTGTTGCAGTTTATCTCGAAACTTACAATGCTACTCAAGCAGCTAAGGAAGCTGGCTATAAAGGGAAGTCTGATTCGGTGTTTCGGTCCATAGGCAGCCAAAACTTAACAAAACTTAACATCAAGGAAGAAATCAGCAAACAAACAGCTGATATGGGGATGGGTGCAAATGAAGTCTTAGCTAGGTTGGCTACAATGGCCAGGGGTTTTGATATTTCGGATTATATTGAGCAGGTTGAGACTTACGCAATCAATAGAGATGGCAGTGAATACTTTGCTGGATATGAAATGAAAGTGGATTTTGCTAAGCTTCAAAGAGATGGTCACAGTCACCTAATCAAGAAAGTCAGATCAACAGGTAAGTGTATAACTATTGAATGGCATGATGCCAAAGATGCTCTAATCCAATTAGGCAAGAATCACAGACTGTTCATAGATAAATTCGAATTCGAGGGCACTATTGCCACTTCTACCCCTGAAGCTGTGGATGCCTTGCAGAAAGCCAAAAAGGAATTGGGGAGCAAGTGATGGCTGAAAAAGATTTTCTGTGGATTGGAGGATGGGTATATATATCTCCCAATAGTAAAATGGGTCATTTTGTTATGTATGGAGGAACTTATTTTTCTCTTTGTGGTGAGTATGTCAGTGAGCATGAACCTGAGGTATTGACAATACCAGTATCGCCTCGTAAAAGATGTAAATTTTGCTGGAGGAAATTGTACGATATTAAAAATGAGAATGAAAAAAATTTGGAAGGTATATGATGCCAAAAGCAATTTCTAACCCCCATCGAGCATTAGCCGCAGCAATTCTATTAAGAGCCATAAAAGAATACAAAAGACCCTCAAAAGAAATCAAGTATAGTCGGGATATAAGTCGGGCATTCTTTAAAGAGGAATTTTTTGAAACTTGTTGCGAATTAGTAGACTTAGATCCATTCGTGGTCAGAGAACAACTTGGAAAGCGATATGGCATTCAGTGAACAATGAACTTCTTGAACTGGCAAAATGCTTTGAATCCTCTGAATATTTCATAGATACATACTGCATGATTTACGATGCCACAGAGGGGACATGGATCCCATTCAAATTATGGCCTGAACAAAAGGAAGTTTTAGCCAAATTCCACGATGAGGAATTGACTGTAGCATTGAAAGCGAGACAGCTGGGACTGACCTGGTTGGCACTTTCATATGCTCTATGGTTGATGATGTACAGGCCGGTGTCAGAGATTGGGCTATTTTCCAGGCGTGAGACAGAGGCAATTTATTTGTTATCCAAGGAGAGATTGCAGGGGATATTTGAGCATTTACCAGAATGGATGAAAGCCGGATATTATTATTCGGTAGACTCGGCCAAGATGTGGCAGTTGAATCATGGGTCGGCTACCAGGGCATTTCCCACTTCGGCGGGTGATTCCTATACGTTTACATTGGCGCTTGTGGATGAGGCTGATCTGGCCCCGGACCTCAAACAGCTTATGACTGCAGTCAAGCCCACCATCGATGCGGGAAACAAAATGTTTCTTATCTCGAGGTCTGATAAATCAAAGCCCAATTCCCACTTCAAAAAGATTTATAAAAACGCCAAACGTGGGCTGAATAACTGGTCGCATATCTTCCTGCCCTGGTGGGTGAGGCCATCCAGGACCAAGAAATGGTACGATTCATTGAAGCGGGGCTACATGGCAGACGAAGGGACTTTGGACACGTTGCATGAGCAGTATCCTTCCACAGACACAGAAGCCTTGCAAGCTAGGACGTTGGATAAGCGGATCCCCCCGGCCTTTCTCAGAAGATGTTATGAAGAGTTGGAGCCAATTCCAGAGGAAGAGCTCCCAGAGAATTGTCCTACTATCCCAGGGCTAAAGATTTATGTATTACCGGAACCTGGGCAAGAATATGTTATCGGTGCTGACCCAGCTGAAGGCAATCCCAACAGTGACCCTTCAGCTGCTACAGTATTGGATAGTTTGACCGGGGAAGAAATGGCTGTGATCGAGGGTAGGATAGAGCCAACTGTATTTGCGAGTTATCTGGATTTGCTGGGAAGATATTACAACGATGCCTTTTTGATGATTGAAAGAAACAACCACGGTCACGCTGTGATCGCTTGGTTGGTGGATAATTCAGAGCTGGCAATCTTGGAAGGGCACGATGCATCCAGCACATCAAAACCAAAATTGGGATGGCTTTCCTCTTCAAAAGGCAAATCTTTAATGTATAATGATGTTACAGATGCATTCAGAGATCAGGAAACTATCTTGCATAGTTTCCCTACGTTTGTTCAGTTGGCCAGCATCGAAGGCGCAACGTTACTGGCTCCAGCTGGAGAAAAGGATGATCGAGCTGATTCGTATGCATTGGCAATTGTGGGGGCAATCAGGGTATCTAATGAATGGTTGATAGATTAGGAGAACAATGTCAAATATTATAAACCCCCGAAAGGCAGAGGATTATTATTGTTACAATGTTGATGATCCTAATTTTGAAAACCATACGGTTATGCTTTTCCGTGCCTATTTGGTAATTTGGGATACAAAAACTGATCATCAATTTATTAGGGAAATTCTTGTTGAAGATGTACATATAGAAAAAGCAATGAAACAGGTCAATAAAATAAGTGAACAAGAATACGAAAATGAATATAAATATTGGATTATCGCAATTGAACAAACAGGGGAGGAAATTAGCAGATTAGGATAAACCATGCCAAGAAACACTTCGGATTATGACATCAAAATAATAGATGGGGAGAAGTCTGTAAAGCTCGAGGACTTGCCCCCAGAGGCTTGGCGGGTGATAACCGGCACAGATGTAAATGTTGAATCCCTGAAAAAATTATATACAGCTGTCCCTTGGCTTTTTAGAGGTATTGATATCCGAGCCAATGCAATGGCCAAGGTTCCGTTTTCGATTTCTAAGGGGGAGAACGTAATTGACACAAGCACTGATTATAAAAATATTGTAGGGTTTTGGCCGAAGCCGTTTGAAACTCTTTCGCTGATTGAAGCCAGTTTGACACTGACCGGCAGGGCATACTTATTGAAAGCTGAAAATCAGTTTGGCTTTTTGAAAGTGCTGCGGTATTTAGTGCCCACGACCGTCACGCCTAAGATTGATAATGAAATTGGGCTTACCCATTTTGAAAGAAGTATCGGGGGAGTGGTAAGAAAATACACTCTGGAAGAGCTTGCATGGTTTTGGTTACGGGATGCATTTACTGAAATAGGTCCTCCAGATACTTCACCGGCAAAAGCAGCTATGCGGGCAGCCGGTGTGTTATTCAATGTTGATTCGTTTGTAGATGCATTTTTCAAACGGGGAGCGATCAAGGCAATGCTGTTAGCAGTTCCTAAAGGGACACCCAAAGGTGAAAGGCAGAAACTGAAGGCATGGTACAGAAGATTATTCGAGGGCATAAGCAAGGCTTGGGCCACAGCTGTTGTATCTGAAAAGATTTCGACCACCATAGTTGGGGAGGGTATTCAGGAATTATCGAATACGAACTTGACCAAAGAGAAGCGGGAAGATATCGCTGTAGCAATTGGAGTGCCCCAAAATATTCTTTTTTCAGATGATGCCAATTTTGCCACTGCCAAACAAGAAGATTTCAGGTTGTATGATCTGACAATAACAGCTGAAGTCCGGCTAATCGAGGGGGTGTTGAATGTCCAGGTGTTTGAACCACAGGGCTTTTCAATCAAGTTCCATCCCCAGTCATTACAGATATTCCAGGAAGAAGAAGTCAATCGATCGGCAGCTCTTGTGAATTTGGTCAGGTCGGACATTCCCACAGTTGATGCCATGCAAATATTGGGTTATGACTTGCCAGCGGATATGGATTTTGATGAGCTTGAAAAAAATATCCAAGAGAACATGGAACTCAAAGCCTCTTTGAGAATTCCCTCCGGTAATTTAGCATTGGATCAATCTCCTAATACCCCCGTTTCATTTCAAAGAACAGCCCAATCTGTGGCTCTTGATAAATACAAAAGCCACGCAATCAAACGTTTCAAGAATGGCAAGTCTATTAAAGGTACAAAGGACGCCCCCAAGTTTGACAGTGAAGATATTCCTAACACATTGAAGGCAGCTATTGGGGGCGCATTGAATAGAGCAAAATCTAAAAAGGACATTAATCGGATATTTGCAGATGCCCAGAAATCGGAAACAATGCATAATATAACTTGGGAAGGTTATCCATAATGGCTGACCCCAGAATGCCCGTAAAGCTAAAGTTTGAATGGCATGATTTCCTGAAAGATTTATTAGCTGTTCATGTGCATGTGGGACACTTGAAATTCGAAATGATTTTGACATATGAAATGGCATTACAATACATATTGTATCTAAGAATTATTTCTACAGAACCAAGAACCAGAAAAATGGAGAATTAAAATGGTAGTAACAACAATTAGAACATCAACAGTTTTAGAGCTGGTCGGAAAAGACGAAGAAGTAAATACCAGTGATTGGGGTGAAGAAATATCCTTTACTTTGAGGCCTGAAGATGTCAGTGGGGAGATATTGGGTATCAATTTGATTGGGCGCTTGGATGATGCAACTGGGGGCACAGGTACAATCCCAGTCCCAGCAGGAAAGCTGTTCTTCTTTGATGCTGATCCTGGATTAGCTGCTGGGGATACAGAACTGGGAAGCGGAGTCCATGACAGTATCATTGGTGAGGTGGTTGTGGCCGCTAGTGATTGGTATTCAGATGCAAAAGGCGCAGCGGCTTACTTTGATAATCCGATTGCTTTCTACGCTTTGAAAATTCTTTACATGGCTTGGTTCCATACAGATGCCACAGATATCAACGATGCCACAGGTGATGATGAAATCTTGGAAATGGCACTTCGATATCGGGCTGAGGACAAAGGCTAAATGAGGGCTCCGCTTTTAAGTAGGTCACATAGGAGAAGAAGGCGAATCCAGTTTCCTATTGAGATATTCTTTGATGGGGATGGAGATAAGTTCTTTTCTGGTGGCTGGTCTGAGGTAGGGGGGAATGTACTGAATGACCAGATTGTGGTGGGGAGCGAGTTGGTTGTTAACGGCGACTTTGCTAACTGGACTGGGGATAATCCTAACAATTGGGACGTTATTGGCGAGGTTGGAGCTGACCCAGAAGTTTCTGAGGTTGGTGCTGGACAAGGGCATGGTGGGGGAGGAAACGGACTGGCAAATTTGTTTAGTTCTGCAGCTAGTTTACGGTTGCAACAAGTCGTATTCACGGTAGGCAGTTGGTTTATTCTTACCTTTGATTTGGATACTAGAACATCCGGCACACTTCGCATACAGGATGGAGCCACTAGTTTTTTTGTTGATTACACATCTACAGGAGATAAGCTGCTGACAGGAAGAGCCGGAAATGTGGCTCTTCAGGTGAGAATTGCTAACGCAGATATCACTATTGATAATATATCTGTAAAACTCCAAACTCTTACATCGCTCCTAAACACTTTCAAATCCCAATTTGGTTTGTCAGATGGCTTTTTTATTGATATTCATATAAATGCAGTTACAGCAGATACACAAGTAGGGGCTATCTGGAACTATGATGGTTCCAATAATTTTGGTATGGCCTATATGGACGGCACAAATCTTTTGGTAGATAAAAACGTGAATGGAACCTATACCGAACTTGCTTGTGTGGGCCAGGCAGTTACCCCAGACCAAATCCTACGCATAGAAAACCCAGCTGGTTCAAACGTCTTGGATATTTTATATAATGGCGTATCAAAAGCTACCCCCACGATTGCAGATGCAAGTATTATAGGCAATCCAGGAATAGCCCTATTTTCAACAGAAGCCAATAATGCCATATCGAAAGTGGTGATAGGGAAATTATAATGGCTGTGATAAGGTTCAAGCTTCCTTTTGGAAAGATGCCATCCCAATTTAATGATGTGGAAGTTGAACAATGGCAAGATTATTGCGCTGTGACAGATGTGAATTCTGATAAACCAGATGAGATTGTATTGGTCGATTTGAACCTGACCGGTCTTACAAAAACCAATGCCACCAAAGTTGCCGGAGTTTCAGAAGCCACTAAGTTTGATATGGAAGATATGGAAGTAGGCGTTTATTCAAAACGGGGCTTGCCAGCTTTCAAACCAACTGCTGCACAAAAATTATGACCATCACCAGGGTGAGCTTGTCCGGGGACCAAGACCTGGATGAAGAAGATAAGAACCAAGGCGAAGAAGATATAGCCGCATTCTTTGGGGAGCAGTTCGAAGCTCAGTTCGACGCAATTATTGATGAGTTGAACATCGAAGAACCAGAGGCATTGCCGAACTCATTCTGGTTGGAATGGGGTGCTGTATTTTCCGCTTTCCTTATCCCGGAGTTTACAAGTTTTCAACTGACTTCAGCAGAAACAGCCATGAAGGATTTGGCTATTGGGGTGGATTGGGATTTGGTCATGGATCAAGCTGCAAATTTCTCAGATACGCATGTGTTCAGCCTGGTCACAGATATTAATAACGCTAGTCAAAGACATCTTCAAAAATCGCTGACCACTTTTTTTAATACCCCAGCAGATGTGCGAAGCATAGAAGATTTGACTGCCAATATTGCTATACGGTTTGGACCGACAAGAGCTGAGAACATTGCGATCACAGAAACAACCAGGGCATTTGAGAGAGGAAAGGATATCTACCGGGATGAATTAGCGAAGCTGGGGATAAAAACTGACCCCCGCTGGCACACTATGCAGGATGAAAGAGTGTGTATAATATGCGAACCGAATGAAAACCTTTTGAAAAGTGAGGGCTGGACTGCCGATGGGATCCCTGCCCATCCCAGGGATCGGTGTTGGACAACTATTGAGGTGGTGGAGGGCTGATTATGGTGACAGCTGATATTTTAATTGAAGGGATAGTTGAATTCAGGCGACATTTATTAGCTCAGATCGCTGCATGTGATAAAGCACTTGACCGGTTAGCCATGTTGAAAGAGACAGGTGGATTGATGCCAGTAGATCAAGACGGACTTAGAAAAGCGGCTGAGGAATTAGAGATACAAAAGGGTATTAATGGATCGCTTTATGAAATAAACCCCAATACATGCGATCACAAATTTGTAACTGGCAAGTGTGAAAAGTGTGGCATATTTGAGGAGTACGCTGAAAAATCTGATACAATAGAAGAGGCAGATAAACCAGATAAGTGAAAGGGCAGAACGATGGAATATACTTTATATGACTTGGTGGGGGCAGTGGCAATTGGGATCGTTGTCAACATTTTTATTTCGGTGATTATCGTGGCGGGTTTGATGAGGGGTAAATCTTATGATAAGT